GCGAAGGAAACGGCCAAAGCGGGCCTTGTCGAATTCAGCCATCAGCGGGACGCGGGCGTGCGAATTCGCACGCCCACTGTTCCTTACTTCGGCTGTGGCGTGCCGGGCGGAACCGGCTCGATCGGATGCGTTGGGCTGAGGCTCGGATCGACGACCGTATAGCCGATGACCTTCAGCCCGCCGCCCTGCGACGCGCCGACGATCGCGACGAGATATTTCTGCGACGTGATCGGGTGCTCTGGCGTTCCCGTTACCGGAGGCAGCCCTTGATCCGGCGCCGAGGGTTGTCCTGGCAGGCCCTGGTCGGGCCGCCCTGGCGGCCGCGGAAGGCCCTGGTCGGGTCGGACGGGCCGCGACGGCGGAAGCCCCTGGTCGGGCCGCTCAGGCCGTACAGGCGGCCAGATCGAGCCGGGGGGCATCGGGTAGTCCGGCGGCAGCGGGGTCGGCGGCCAGATCGAAACCGGCGGCGGCCAGATGCCGGGCGGCGGTGGCGGCAACGTGTTGTCGGGGTGCTCGCTCCCGATCCCGTAATCCGGGTCCACGGGGCCTTCAATTCCTGGCAGGCTATTGTCTGGCCGACCCGGCGATACACCGTCCACGATGAGATGGCCGCCCACGACGCGAACTCTTGTCGGCATGATTTACTCCATTGATGAGGGTTTGGTTGAGGCACGGCTTCACGAGCGCGCACTGGCGCGCGGGCGAACGGTCATGGTGGGGGTGTCGGCGCCGGCGCGGCCGGCGGCCTGCCGTTGGGGCGACCGGCGAGCAGCAGCGCGAGGACGGCGTTGAGCAGTTCGGAGAACACCGCGCGCGCCTCGACGCCGATATCCTTGCACGCGCCCAGCTTGAAGTCGCCGGTCATTACCTCGGTGAAACAGCCGAACGCCGCGAACAGCGTCATCGACATTTCGCACAGGATCACCACCGCCAGGAGGTAGAACGACGCGCGCAGCAGGTCGAAATGCCTTGCCGGCGGCTCGGGCTTCGGCTGGTCGGACAGATCGGCCACATCGGCGGGCTCCTTTATGGGATCGTCGCCGTCTGCGGCGGCCAGACCGGCGAACCGCCGCCGGCCATGATGTCGCGCTGCGCGCCGAGCGCGGATACGAGGTCGCGCATCGCCTTATACAGCGCGATCCATTGCGGTTCGGTGAACGTGTGCGCCACGCCGTCGATGTCGGGCTGGTCATAGGTCGTCGCTCCCGCCGGGAAGTCGAGGCCCGATGCCACGTCGCGCGCGATCGAGCCGACCGTCGCCACCGTCCGGTCGTCGAGTGCGTAGGTCGCGTTGATCGTCGCATCCGACGTGCAGGTGATCGCGATGCCGTTCGCCTTGCGCGTCCCGAGTTCCTGATCGGCGGTCAGCGGCGGCGGCGGCAGTACGATTATCTCGCCGTTGTCGATCGCGCACGGCTCCAATGATCGCGCGGCCCATTGTTCCGGTGTCATCTCGAACAGGTCGGCCGCGTCCGGCTGGTCCGGATACTCGGCGAAATCGGTATCATACCAGCCAAGCACGGGCTGCGGTGCGGCGGCGGTGTGATCGAAGTGCGCGTATTGTGGCATCTCAATTTCCCCAGGCGAGAAACGTGCAACCGATGTCCGGTGTCACATACGGGGTCGTGAACTGAGCCTGGAATTGCGTTTTGCTGATCGGCCCGGCGCCGATCGTTCCCGCCGCCGTGGTCAGGCTCGCGAGTCCTGCGGTCGGTTGGACGGCTATTCCCAGGCACGCGGTCGGGAACGCGATCGGGAAGGTGTAGGTGCGCGTGGCTTGCGCCGGGACCGACAGGCCGCCGCCCTGCAAGATGCTTCCGCTGCCGAACCGCTGATAATAGCCGACGCCAGCGGTAGACCCGAACTGTAATTGTCCGTCGATCAGCGCGCGGATCGCGGCGAGCACCTGGGCGAAGTTCGTCGCCGTCGTATCCGGCGTGATTCCCGCCGCCGTCAGGAGCGCGAGTAGTTCCTCCTGCAGCATGTTCAGCCACCAGTCGCGCACGATCGTCGGCGCGACGGCGCCGGGCGCGCCTCCGGTAAAGAAGCCGGCAGGCCCGGTCAGCGCAGGCGGCGCGGGCAGCGTCGCGGCGGCGGTCGCGTCATGGATGCGTTGCATCGCGTTCCCTACTCATAAATCCAGATAATGTCGGTATGCGCGGGCTTCAGCGTTTCAAACATGCAGCGCAAAGTTTCATCGCCGAATACCGCGAGCGGATCGTCGGCGCTGCTGGCCGAGGCTCGAAAGTATGTGACCGGCAATGTCGAATGCACCGTGATCTGCCACGCGAACGCCCACTCTGGACCGTTCAGCGGTTGGCCCGCGCAGCCGCGCGAGGCGAAGAACGGCGTGAATGTTTCAATACTGATCTCGTAACCGAGCGAGGCGGCGATCTGGATGAAATAGTTCCGCGTCTGCCCGCCGCGCGCGACGAACTTCGCGCAGACAGCCGCCTGTCTTTGTTGCAGGGTCGAAAGCGGCGGCTGCACGCAGGGATCGGGTAGGCCGAGCGTCGCCTCCCATTCCGGCAGCAGTTCGATCGTCGTGCAGGGGAAGGTGTCGGTGATGACATCGAGCGCGCGGGTATCGAGCCGCTCCCAGGTCCGCATCAGCGTCAGGATATGCTCGGCCTCGACCGTGCCCCAGCCGCGGTGCCAGACGCGACCGCGCGGCAAGAGCCGTTGGAACTGCCAGAAGTAGTCGGTCGCGGTATGCGCCTGCCCGAGCATCAGGAGACCGTGAGCGTGCCGAGGACCGGCAACTGTCCGGCGCCCGCCGTCACCGCCGCCGCCGGCGCCGTCATGGTGAAATGATCGACGCCGGGCGTCAGGCTGATCGCCTGATAAAGTTGCGACGGGTAGATCGTCCCGCCGACCTCGCCGAGCGCCAGGAACATGTCGTTGAGCGAGGCGGTGATGTCCGCGATGGTTCCGGCGTCGTTGGGTACCAGCGCGGCCAGCGTGACGTTGACGGAGAAGGCGGCCGGCGCGGCGACATAGACCAGTACCGGCACAGGTTGCAGCGGCCAGATAGCCTCGGCGACGGCGAGTTGGTCGCCGGTCGCGGTCGGTCCGTTTACTTCCTCGGCGGCGCATCCGTCAGTGCCCTGCGGGAAGCCGCCATGCGCCGCCTGGGCGTCATCGAACATCACAAACACCGCGACCGAGCCGACGCCGTAGCCGTTCGGCGTGATCCACGCGCGCGTGCAGCCCGGCACCTGTTGAGTTGCCCACTCGATATAATCGGACTCGGACCCTCCCTGCGGCGGCGCCGCGTATTTCAGCAGCATACGGCTGCGGAATTCGTCATCGGCCTCCTGATCGGCGCCGCCGGTTAGCGGTACGGTGATCACGCCGCCCGAGTTGATGCCGGCGATCGGCGGGTCGAGGCTGATGTAGGTGCCCGCGTCGCAGTTGGTCCCGGCGCCGTTGACGGCGGCGAGGATCGGGACGAGCACGACGCCGGTCCCGTCCACCGTCGCGGCGGCGGTTGACGTGTAGGGGGTGCCGTCCTGGCGCGTCAGCGTCGCACCGAGCGGGACCAGGGTCCCGGCCGTGCCGCTGAACTGCGCGCCGTTGCCGGACGCGGGGCTGCTGTCCTTGCGATAGACCGCGATCAACCCGGCCCAGGCCTCAAGATATTCGTCGGTCGCGGTGAACGGGACCGACTCGCGCGCGATCCAGTCGATGAACCCATAGACGGAATAAGCAAGGCCAGCCATGACCATCGCGAGGACGCGCAGGACGGCGTTGCGAAGCAGGCCATCGAGGCCGGGAACGCCCGATGAGACGATGTCCTGCACGGCGGTGGCGCGAAGCTCGGTCAGCGACGGGCGCGAGAACGGCATTTACTGGCCCCCGATCCTGAACGGCGTCCGGTACGTCGCGAGGTTGTCCCACGCCCAGCCGAACTGAAACCGCGTCGCCGAGCCGTCCGGTTTGGAAATCAGGATGGCGATCCCGAGCATGGTGGACCCCGGCGGGCCGACCCAGCGGGTATCGACATCGACGCGGGATGCGACGCCGTCATCGACGAGCCACTGTAGCGCATCGAGCGCGTAGCGGCGGGCGAGCCCGAGCGTGTCGCGGGTCTTGTGCGCGCGTTCGAGTTGCCAGAGCGACGAACCGAGCGGCTGGTCGTTGTACGGGTCGGCCCACCAGCCGCGGCGGTCGGATGTCCCATCGGTCGGCACGAAATCCGGCGTCGCCAGTTTGTCGGTGAACAGCGAAACGAGGCAGGCGGTCTCAAGGTCCTGTCCGGTCGTCAGATCTCCGTCCGCGAGCAGCCAGTCGCCGATGGTGTTGGCGTTGTCCCAGCGGATCATGATATCGCCCTGGCACGTCGCCTCGGGCAGCGGGTCCGGACTGGTAACGATCGGCAGGCCCGCCGCCTCGATCCATCCGGTCACGGAATGGGTATCCCCGAATTGCCGCCGCCCGGCTGCACGTCGCGGTGGCGGTGGTTGAGCAGGCTGATCGCGACGCCATCGCAAGCGGCGACGACATCGCCGGTCACTTCGAGCCGCGGCGTGACGACGCGGACCTTGGTCGGACAGGTGATCTCGATGTTGCCGCCGGCGGCGAGCTTCACGATGTTGCCGGCGTTGTCATACAGCGCGACCTCGCCCGCCTTGAGGCTCCGCAGCCGGTATTGCTGATTGCCGGTCGCGATGATGACGCCTTTTGAACGATCGCCCTCCGCGAAGATCGCCATCGCGTCCGACCCCGGCATCGCGTGCGAGGCGAGGCCATAGATTTGCAACACCGGCATGGCGTCGATGGTCTCGGGTCCGAAGCCCTTGACCTGCGCGCGATGGATCGGGCCGGTATCGTCGGTGGCGGAGATTTTCATCGGCATCACGGCCATCATTATCCGGCGATAGAGCCTGTCAGCGGTGCTCATATATCGAGTTGATCCGGCCGCAGAAGCACATGCCCCGGCGCGGGCGCGGGGTTGGCGCCGGCGTTCGGCTTCGTCGGATTGTTGGCGTTCACGCCCTCCTGCGTAACGAGCACGTTCAGCGTTGTCGGCTCGACGCTGAAGGCCTCGGGGGGCCAGAGCGACAGATGCGCGTGCTGGCCGCCCTCGTCGCGCAGATAAGTCACGGTGCCGATCAGCCAGTCGCGATGCTTCAGTTTCAATGCTTCCGCGTCGATCGGGGCGAGATAGTTTGGCGACCAGAGCTTCCCGGCGCCGTCGCGCCACGCGTCGCATGTCACGCTGAAATTGTAGCTTTGCCCTTTGCGCCGGTTCATTTCCCAGGCGGCGCGGTCGCCCGCGATCGGGCGTCCCATGTCCGTCTGTTCGCTGATCACGTAGAGCTTGCGGAAGCGCGGGCTACCGTCTTTCCGACGCAGCGCCGCGACCTCGTCATCCTTGATGATTTCGCCGATGAGCGGCGTGTTCACCCCGGCGTCGGTACCGAGCCCCATCATCGAGATCAGGTGCCCTTCATATTCAGAATAACGCTGGTCCATCGAGAACATCACGTCGGCGGCTTCGACGTTGGCGCCGATCCTGAAGCCCGACGCCATCGCATCCTTGCCGACCTGCGAAAGCATGATCGAGCCATCCGGCATGTCGTATGCCAACAACTTTGAATAGCGCGTGATCCGGTCGATGATTTCCCAGACCGTTTCGCCCAGGTTGATGTTGAACTGCGGCACCGGCTTCAAGGCGCCGGTGAAATTGGTCCGCACCTCGACGCCGTAGGGCTTCGCGAGTTTCTTCGCGATCGAGATCGCGTCGCCGTTGAGGATTTGCAGGCCGTGTGTCGGCGTACTGCCGGCGCTGGTGTTCTCGACGATCGCGGAACAATCGACGAGGTCCTCGCTCATGCTGCGGCCTTCAATGCGGATCGTGTGCTGCGCGGCGCTGATGCTGGACGTGTAACGGTCAACGTAGCCGGTCAGAACGAGGTCGGCGCCGATCGAGACGGTGCAGGGCTGGCCCGGCTGCAGGTCGATGTCGGGCGCGTTCGGGTATTTCTCGGTTACTTCGATCGAGAACGACGCCGGGATCGCGGCGAGCGGGCGCGTGACCGAGACCCGTTGCCAGCCGGTCAACGCCTGATTGCCGACCGTCAGGGTCAGGGCATCCGCGGCCCCCGGCGGCGGCCCGCGCGGCGGAACGCCATGGGCGATCGCGCCGCTGGCGTCGCTCACTGGTTCAGCGCCGGAAAGTTGGTCGGCATGAACAGGGGGTGTTGCGGATCGGCGGACGCGACCATGCCGGGCTCGCGCGGCGTGTCGGCGTAAAGCGTCCAGGCCTCGGCGAGGGAGGGCATCGGCGCCCGCGTGGTGATCTCGGCCAGCCAGGGCA